CTGATAGAGATTACATTCAGGGTGAATGATGTAACGCCCCCCGTATAGTTCGTTGGCATCTGTACAACACTTATGTCTACAATTAACAACAACAACAACAACAACAACAACATTAGAAATACTGCGTATTGTGCTCCTATTGAGCACTACGATTTTATTAGTGATGCTTTTTCCTATAGTGTCCATATTGAACGTGCTTTGATGCACACTCCCTTACCGACTAAGCCCATGTTTATGGTAGCCCAATCAGGTGATGAAGAAGATGATATGCGGACACCACCTGGTGCTGGTTATCCTTATTTGCTAGCCGGAAACACTGCCTTTCGCATGTTCCGCAAGCATGTTGAGGAAAATACTAGCTATTGTGATGTGACTGAATTTATTGTCGACTCCATTGATCAACTTGCGCAACTCGCTAAATGGTATTCCAAATGCGATTGCTTTGATGATTATTTGGCGTTGTGCAATCTTGCCTGCCGTCTTTTGACGGGCAAGGCAGCCTCTACTTATGTCAACACGTATGTGAGACGACTTTTTATAACCGAAGCACAAGCTGATTTCGGTGACATTTTGAAAGTCTTTCGTACGGGTTTGGACACCGTTATGAATGCTACCAAGAGTCCTCTCGTTGAGAAAGTCTCTGAACTATATTCCTTCCTACTCATTCAGGGATTCCTGTCTCGGTTAGGTTGTAAGATAGAGGGAGACGAGTATACTCGTTTGTACAAACGGGCGAAAGATGTTAATTACAAATCTCGCCCGGCTCTTTGGTTGCATGTGCTTGACACCACTCTTTTTGTGTGTGAACGCTTGTGGGAATTCCGCATTACAGGTGACGTTTCTACGTTCATCCATAGTGATGCGGCTTACTCTAAGTGGTTGGCCGAAGCAGATCGTTTGATTGGTCTTGCTCCTTTTACGTCCAACTTGGAACCACATGGCACTACCTATTTTTCTTTTGTCTCTGACATTTCGGATACCATAGAGAAAGGTACTGCATATGCCAAGTTCACCACTAAATCGACTGGTGCCGATAGCACTATCATCAAGAAGAAACTTGTGACACTTCAGTTGATTAAAAACACTGAACTGACACGGCGTGCTGCTCAACGCGAGCGCAAAGCTCCTATGGGAGTGTTGATACACGGCAAGTCAAGTGTCGCTAAATCTACCTTCAGCAAGCTATTATTTTATTATTATGCTAAGCTGTTCCGTCTTGAAGATGACGATCATTTTCGTTATGTGCGTAATCCTGCTGACCCCTACTGGAGTAATTTTGATTCCAGTAAGTGGTGTGTTCAGTTGGATGATATCGCTTTCCTCAAGCCGAATGGTGGAGAAGTTGATCCTACTTTGATGGAACTTATTTGCGTTCAAAACAATGTGAGTTTCGTACCACCACAAGCTGCGCTCGAGGATAAGGGTAAGACCCCCTTGTT